TTAAATTTTCCTTTTAAGTCCTGACTTTGCTCGCTCTTTAATATTTGTTTGAATATAAATTTGATCGGTAGTCGCAATTTTAGAATGGCCTAAATCTTCCGATAAATGTTTAAGCGGTCTGGTTTGCGCATCATGTGTGGCACCAGTATGACGAAGCCAATGTGCAGTTGCAGCGCCAAGTTGTTCAGCATCATCTTTAAAACCATCATCAAGTAATGATTGCTGTGCATAATCAAAACTTTGTTGAACTAAACGCCTAATTTGCCTTACGGTCATACCACCTTGCCCGCGAATTTTATGAACTAAAGGATCTGATTCATCAACACGGGGAAGGGCAGGTAAACCTCTGTATAGTCTATAACGTTTTAAATATTCAACAAAATCATCGCTTAAGGTTACATCTCGTAATTTATTACCTTTTCCCATTATCCGTAAAAACCAAAAACCATCATTATCTTGCCAAAAATGAGACATCACCGGCGACCATTGTGGGCGCTCAGATAATTCTGAAATTCGTAAATAAAGACCTTTTAAGCAGGCAAGCGTAAATAAGTTTCGCTCTAAATCAGGGTTATGTTCGCATAAATCACGCGTTACACCAAAAACGTATTCCCATTGAATATCGCTTAATGTGTCTGGAATTTGAATTTGTGATTGAACAACTAAGTACGGACTATTTTTTTTAACAACAGGGACAAAGTTAGCAAATGTTTTTTCTTCTAATAAGGCAAACTTATAAAATACATTTAGAGCAGTAAACATAGACGATAAAGTTTGCTGACTAGCAATGGATTCTTTAAGCATAAAAGGGCGCCAGTTTTGGTTTAAACGACGAATTCCTCGTTCATCTTTATAACGCCATTGCACTGAAGTTGCAGCCCATGCTTTATCGGGTTCGACCATAAAATCAACGTAAGCTTCAATATCTTCACGTTTTAAATCGAATACTGATTTTTCTGCGATTAACCATGACCATAAATAAAAGCGTTCAAGCTCATTTCGAAAACGACTATAAGTGGCTTCTGACTTTCGGCCATAAACATATAAAAACTGATACAAGAATGTCAGATCAGCTTTTGATTCAGTTACAGTCAAGCCAATTTCCTGTATAAAGGATGCAAGTTCTGGGTATTCTGAATTGAGAGTACCGTCATCTAGATGGGCAATTTGATATCTTAATTGTTTTAACGTATCAACCAAAGCAACAAGCATAATGTATAAATATTCAATTAAATAATAGACTTACAGAATAACGTTAAAGTCCGATACTGTCTAGTATTGGACATAGTAAAGTTCTAATTATTTTAATACCGTGATTATTCTATGGTTGTTGGTTGCTATATCTTATTAAGGAAAACATTATGAAAAAACTAATTATACTAAGCGTACTTGCTTTAACAGTTGCGTTAACTGGGTGTGCTACTACAGGTAGTGCATCACCAAGCGAAAAACGTTCACTTGTACAAAGTATGAAAGCAAACACATTGGATAAATTATACGCTGAAAAACCTGATGTTAAAAAACAAATTGCTAACTCTGCTGGTTATGCTGTATTCGATAATGCGAATGTAAATGTAGTGCTTGCTAGCTTTGGCGGTGGTTACGGTGTTGTTAGAAATAATCTCACAGGTAAATCGACTTACATGAATATGGGCGAAGCCGGTTTAGGACTTCGCTTAGGCGTTAAAGATTTTAACGTTGTAATGGTTTTTCATAACCAAGCTGCATTAAACAGATTTATTGAACATGGTTGGGCATTTGGCGGAAACGCTGATGCAGCAGCAAAATATGAAGATAAAGGCGGTGCACTGGTTGCCGAAGCGATTGCAGATCAAGTTACTGTATATTCTGTAACCGAAAATGGCCTTGCACTACAAGCTGTATTAAAAGGAACTAAGTTTTGGGTTGATTCAGAGCTTAATTAACCACCAAATTACTCTCCTAAAAGCGAGCTGGTTTGTATAATCACGCTCGCTTTATTAAAATCTATTCAATTTAACATAACGTAATTTATGGGCTATCTCTTATACCGCAAATGCGGGGTCACTACTGGACCAGTTAGACACGCAGCTGCAACAATGCCCGCAATACATGCAGCGCTAATCTTTTTTACAATATCCGACCATATTTTACTTTCTTCTTTAGTTTTTGATTTCTCAATTGCTAAGTTTAATAAAGCTTCTTTTTGGTCTGTTCCAACAATATTAGCCAAAAAAATACACTGATTAGCAGTTAAATGTCTCTCGCCTCGCTTAATTTGTGACAATGAACCCGACGTAACTCCATCCAAATCAGAAACAACTTGTTTGTCTTGTGAATAACCTTTGAATTCTTTGTATTTTTCAATGAGTTGGTAACTAAATGACATATATATCTCCTCTCTAAATCAATTATAGCGCACAAAAATGTAAAATATATTCTTGACGTTGCACAATGTTGTGCGCTACATTCTGAGCCATTGCACAAACTTGTGCACTATCTTTCTAAAGGACTCAGGAATTGAAATTCTACCTTCAATACATTTCAGGCATAGAAGAATACGCATTAGGTTTCAATAAAATTGAACACCCGCTTATGTATTCTTCACGTTCAGAAGCAATGGCATTTTGCATTGATTACTGTAACGGTGAAAGCTTCGAAATAATTGATGTAGACGACAATAATTGGCAAGAACTTTTTGACTCTGGGGTGTTCGATTATGACCCAGAACGCTAAAAATCCAGCTCAACAACTTACTAAAATCGACTATTTAACGGTTGTTTTCTCACCAAATGAAGTTGCTCGTTGTCGTTTTGATGCTAAATTAGCATTCGGAAATGGTGATTTTTCATCCTATAAAGAAGCATATAACGCCATGTTATGTGCTGAAATGTTCGCCAACAATCCAACAGATGACTTCACAAATGACACTAAAACGTCACTTGTTGCAACTGATGATTTAGACGTTGATGTAAGCGAAACAGTCATTTTTAACTCTGATTATTACTATAACGAACTGTTTGATAATAACCTTTCAGGCTCTTCTAAGTATCGTCAATACAACTCTATACAAGAAATACCAGAAGAAGATAGAAAGCACTTTCTTAAAAGTGTGGTAAGAAAAACAAAGCGTTATAAAGCACTTACATCATTAATTGAAGGTGATATTTCTAAATTTATGCACCTATTAAATACAGAAGTTGCTACGGCTGCCGACCGTCTAACCAGTGACACACTTAGTTGGTCATACCGTGATAATTCCGGTGGCATGTTCACTTACGAGAAGTCAGCAACACTTTATCGTCACGATATTAACTCAGGTGTAATTGCTTGGGGCGCTAATAATGGTGGCGTTATGATTTCATTTTCTGGTACTGGATGTGCTGGTTTAGATATTCCTAAATTGCATACTATGTTGCAAAAAATGCCTAATGTAAAAATCACTCGTTTAGACATTGCTTACGATGATTACCAAGGCAATAGAACCGTACTTGATTACTTCCAAAATTTAGAAGAAGGCGGCTTTTGTAAAACCAATCAAGCGCCCTCTTTCTCGTTTATACAAACGGGTGAACTTAAAAAGCTAACAGATTTACAACAAGCTGAGTTTAAGAAAAAGCATGGCTGGCAAAAACGATATGACTGTGTGGCCAATGGCGGTAACACCCTTTACGTAGGAAGTCGTAAAAATGGAAAAATGGCGCGTATGTATGAAAAAGGTAAGCAAATGGAAAGTGAATCCCAGCCTAATTGGGTTCGTGCTGAGCTTGAGCTTCGCAGTATTGACCGTGTTATCTCCTTGGATGCACTTCTCAATACCGATGCTGTATTTGCTGCTGCCTATCCCGCTTTTGCTTTTATTACTGCTGAACGTCTTGAAATCAGAACAACAAGCAGACAAAGACAAAACAATGGCGCTTTAATTGCCGAACGTTTAGAACGTTACTGCGTTCAGTCTTACGGTAAATATTTAAATTTTTTACGTCATGTAAAAGAATTAACAGATATAGAAATAATTAATCGACTAACTAAAGGCCTAAATCCTTGGGATATACCCGACTCTATTAACAAGGCCTGTATTACCCCACCCAACCAAATGGAGTTTTTAACATGAAAGTAATTTTATTATCTGCGGCTATGGGTCGTGGTGTTTCTAGTAAATCAGGCGCTGCTAAACCTTATTCGTTTTCTTCTATCTCGTACTTAGTACCAGAGCAAGATTACATCCAAGGCGATCACAATATACAAAAATGTGGCTTTGAACCTAAAAGTGTAGAAATGACTGAAGACCAAACCCTTTACAACAAGTTTAAACAAATTACAGATGCTAATGGTATTTGTGAAGTTGATTTGGTTTTACAGCCAGACCCTAGAAACATGTCACGCAATATTGTTGCTGACGTTTCGTTGGTTAAACAGTAAATGTCTCAATGCGTAGCTATCCAACCCGACCAAACTTTAAAAGCCGTTACTGGTGTTTGTGATTTTGTGATGGTTACACAAGCTGAGTTCTTAGAACTACAGCAACAAGGATTAGTAAATGTTCTTAATGAATTATTTGCTTTTGACTTGGCCACTTTCGGCCTAATTAATTCGGCGGCATTAGTCGCCTTTATAACAGCTCATTGCATCGGTCGTGTCGTCCGAGTAATGGGTAAAACATAACTACAGGGAATACCTAAAATGAAAAATGTTAAAAATATCTTAGCTTCAAAACGCGCAAAAGCTGGTCTTTTACTAACTTCAGTTGTTGCTTCTGGCTCATCATTCGCAGCTGATTATTCTGCTGAAATTGGTGCTGCTGTAGGTGATGGTACAACAAACTATACAGCTGTTGTTGCTGGTGTAATTACTGTTGCTGCAATCGGTTTTGCAATTGGCATGATTGTATCAAAGCTTAACAAGTAAAATGGTTACCTCAATTGGCCTTGCTTCATTTCTTGTTTGGTGCTTTGTCGAAGGCTTTTCAAGTGGAGTAAGAACCAGTTAACAAAGGCGGGTAAAACCGCCATTTTCAAAAAGGCGCTTACATGCGATTACTAATATTTTTATTGGCGCTAATAAGCGCTTTTTTTGTTTCTGCTGAACCTGATTTAAGTGATTTAAAATCACCTAAACAGGAGGTTACCTATTGTATATCAGCCTTTGGATCTGAAGGTTGTGGTATCAGTTTAAATATAGCCATGGCTCAAGCTTGTGATGCTCATATATCTACTAGACCTTTACCTTCAAATACCAGTTCAACAAGATATTCACATTTTAAATGCAGCAGTAAATCACCACCACAGGTTGAAATATACGGGCAACAACAGAATAATAATTGTTCAGGTGGTTGGTGTCCTCCTGAAAGGTTCGGTAATATTAATTTAAACTTTACCGATAGTCGTGAAGATATAGTTTTTTCATGTCCTCCTCAAACTTCTCCACTTTATGAAATAGGCGTGCCAATAGTACCAACTCCTACCGACCCTAAAGCACCAACATTTATGTGTGCTAAACCATTGCAAGCTGAAGAACCAGAACCCGACCCTGATTGCCCAGAACCAACTGACGCCGACCCATTTTCTTTTGCTGTTGGTGGTTCAGGTAGCGTTTGTTTTCCTGCTGCTGATGGTCGTCAATGCGAAATACAAACTGATAGCAATGGCGGTTACAACATCCCAGTTTCATATGGTTCTACTGAACCAGTCGCTTGTGTTCCTGACCCTGAACCAGAGCCCGAAGAACCTGAAGAACCTGAAGAGCCTGAAGACCCTGATGCACCTGAAAATCCAGATGACCCACAACCAACTCCTGACCCTGATGCACCTAAAGACCCAGATGATGCAGATGATACAGATAAAGATAATTCTTTAGATGGAATAAACCAGATAAACGATAACTTAAAAGTTATTAATGACAATATGAATATTGGTATTGAATCGCATACAGAACGTTTAGATAGAATGGCTAAAGAGACTCAAAATTCTAATGAGTTATTAGCTACCATAAAATCTAATACTTTAAATACTTCTGAAGGTATTAAAGAAACAACTGACGTAATACGCGACCAAATAAAGGAAACGACAAAAGTTGTTACTGCTGTTGGTACTGCTACAACTGAGATAAAAAAAGGCAATACAGAAAAAACTAAGCAAACAACGCTTTTGGAAGGCATTAAAGAAAATACAAAAAAAGAAGCTATATCGATTACTTCAAGTCGTAAAAAAGGTGGTCTTAATGATATTTTTTCTGCTGATGAACTTGCTCAAGTAACTGCTGAAATAGAAACAAAAAAAACTGAATTAACAGAATATATAGAAACAATAAAATCAGAATCCGAGTCAATTTTAGATTTAGATCCGAATATCTCAGGTTCTTATACTGACCATAAGGAAATAATTAAAGGTGTTGAGGTTGATTTGGGTATTGGTAGATTTTCTAATTTCTATCAGATGATAGCTCCAGCCATTATTTTAATAGCTTCAATTTCGGCTCTTTTTATAATATTAGGTGGTAACAAAGAATGATAAAAAAAACTATATTCTTAATTTTAATTTTTTCGCCATTTTTCCTTATGGCCACTGCAACAGCTTCGACACTTACAGGTGCTCAAGGCGCTGCCACAACTGCGGGAAATTTTATATCTGACTTTTGGGACTTCTTTGATAATGACGTTCCTAATTTTTTTACAAGAGCTTTATCTTACGTATTTGAGAAAATTGTTTTGTTTAAAATCACAGCACAAATTGAATCAATGAAATTAGCTTGGTCTATATCAAAAAATATTATTGAGAGCTTTCAAGTAGGTTCAAAAATCGCAAGTGCTGCAAGTGGTTTACCTCAAGACGTAAAAGCTGCCTTAGTAGATTTACGTTTATTTGATGGTTTAAATATTATCGTTCAAGCATTTATAGCTCGTTATGTAATGAGGTTCTTTTAATGTCTAGTTCAATTTTTCATGGTGCCCCAGGTTCTTTTAAATCTGCCAGCGCAACTTGGTTTGAGGTTTTACCAGCTTTAAGGAAAGGCCGTTTAGTTGTTACAAATATCGAGGGTATTTTACCTTTAGATGAAATCGAAACTGAGTTACAAGAAACTTTCCCTGATAGTGCTCAGCTTTGGCGTTTATCTTCACAAAATGAGGAAGGTCAATCACTTTGGCGTAATTGGTATCACTGGATGCCAACAGGCGCTTTAGTTTTAATTGATGAGGTTCAAGACGTTTACCCAACTGAATCCACTTTTAAACCTGAATCTTGTAATTATAAACATGTTGATAATTACAAAGATTTGATACCCGAGCATTGGTATAAATATCATTATGAACAATTAGAAAAGTTTAAACCTGAAAATTTAACTAGTGGCGATACTGACGATTTAGGAAGGGAGTTATTCAACGAACATGGCTACATTATATACCCCAAAACACTCAAAGAGTGCTACATGCGACACAGAAAATACAACTGGGATATTATCGTCTGCACCCCAGATATTACCAGTGTCCACAAATACATTAGAAACGTTAGCCAATACGCATATTCACACAAATATTTTGACGGGCTCGCGGGAATCCCTTATTACTACAGAAGACCGCGAATCTTCGACCACAACCCAAAGCTTGACGGAAAAACACCGACTAAAGCAAATACAATCACTTGGAAAAAAATCCCAGTCGAAGTACACAAGTGTTACAAATCAACAGCGACCGGAGGTATTACAAAAGGACAAGGTAAGAATTTCATTTACACTCCTATTTTTGCCTTTCCGCTTCTTGCTATCATTTTGTGCATATCTTATTGGCTATGGTATTTTACCGATAGTGAAACCGTTATTAAAAATGATGAAAAGCCCAATGCAGAAATTGTGGAAGGTGTTAAAAAGGGTTCTAGTGTTACTGGCTCTAATGCTTCTATTCAGATTTCTAATGTTAACCCTGATTTTGTAGAATTACCTTATGGTGCAACTGATATTTTCGTCACTGGTATACAGATAGTAAAACGAACTGATAGAACTCATAGGGAGTATATTTTCGAGTTTATTACTGAAAAGTTTGGAGTTTTTAGTATTGATTCTTATGAACTTGCAAGCATGGGTTTTACTATTCAATATTTTAGTTCTTGTAATGTTCTTATAAAAAATAAAGAAATATCTTATAGGGCACTATGTAGCCCTAATCCTTACGACCAACCAAAACCTGAATCTAATCAAAACTCTTTAGAGGTTGATACATTATTCACATCGTTATAATAAAAATAAGCCGCCAAGCGAAGCCTGAGCGTAGCGGCTTAGTTTATTAATAGCCTTATAATCTTTGTGGTTACGTAATAATTTAGTGCAATTATTACGTACCACTGGATAGCTTACCTTAGGAGCTTATGAAACTTGTTTCATGAAAGGCCACAAACTAATGCTATTATTCCCAAAATGCTCGCTGGCCGAATCCAAGCGAAGCGCAAACCAGCTATTTAGTCTCTCAAAACCCGCGCTTGCGCCATTGATAAACCAATACGGAATTTCGAGTAATGATAATGCCAAGAAAAACACCCCTCCCCCCATATACTAATAGGGGGGGAGCGAAAATTAACACCTATGCCGATTTTGCATTGTGATTTTTTTAAAAAGGAGTAAAAATCACAATGTTTAAATCAGAATTTCATAAACAGTTTCTTTCTTTATTTGGCTATGATTACGCAAAGGGTGCTAAAGAACTCGGTGTTAGTGAAAGGCAAGTTAGACGCTATGTAAAATCAGGTAAGGCTAGTCTTCCAGTAGAAAAACTAACGGCTATTATTTATCGTGGTTATTTACCTGCTACCGGCGCATGGGCAGACTGTAAAATTTCTGTAGATGATCATACAATGTCTACACCTTGGGGAAAGGTTAATCCCTCTGATGTTCAGTTAGTCCAACGCTACAAATGGTCAGCTAGAAAATCAGAATCTATGTACAAAGCTCTTAAGCAAAACCATAAAACTCAAGATTTATACTTATCCGACTTACAAGACCAATTACTTAATATAATTGGTGAAATTTCTCAAAGGACAGGAAGCTGAATATGGAAATTAATTATATAAAACTTTATTTATCACTAACTTTTGCTGGTTTAACAATCCTTGGAGCCGATGAATCAATTGGTTTATATAAACTAAAAGTCGCCTCTGATGCCATGGCTGAATCAATGAAACAGGTGAAATTTGAAAGGAAAAGAGCTGAAATTAAATTACAAACAGAAGCTCTTAAAATAAAGAACGAAGCTAATAATATGATGAAAATTAACAATCAAAATCGAAATTCCATTAACAATGCAAGAAAAACTAATGATGAAGTTTGTCGTTTTTGGTCTAAAGAATTTAGCGAACTTCAATCTGATAGGAATAAAACGATGATGGATAATGCTTGCGAACGTGCAAGAAAAGACTGACCATCTGTCAAAGCTGACAACTAACTTAAACTACTAATATAAAAGGGCTTTTTGCCCTTTTCTTATTAACTACATACCGTAATTTATGGGTTGTTAATAAAAGAAGTTAATTATCACTCAGTTATTTCATCTCGACCAGGCGCCTCATCAAAAACACCTACTTTTGGAGAATCACATGTAATGAAATCATGATAGCTATTATAAGCAATTTCTATTACACATGAAGATTTAACAATTACGGTATACCCAGCGAGAATAAGATCCCTTAAAGATAAATCAAAAATGTATTGCCCATTTTGTGAAGCAGCCAGATAATAATTTTTAACTATCTTTTTTCTATCTGTATACTCAGCCCAGCCTGAAATATGTAAAGCTACCTTGCTAAACGGGTGCTTTTTCTTATTTGCCAATTCTTGCGCTTCTTGTTCCTCAATAATTCTTTTAGCCTTTTCTTGTTGAGCTAAAAGTTCAGGCGGCAACTGATTTTGAAGTTGGTTAGCATTATGGCCATTAGGTGAATTTGAAAATTGCGCTTCAACTGGTGACGCGTTCGTCAGTTCTTTAGCTTTTGCTTTATCAGATTGCTTTTGAAATCCTAAAAAAAGTAAAAAACCAGCTACAACGAAAAAAACTATAGAACCTTTAATAAACCAGTTGTCGTACCATTTTTTTACATCAGATGGTGCAGCCTCTTTAATAGATTGGTCACTCTTAGTATGAGACTGATAAAATTTAAAATATTTTTTCTCATATTCCCTTTCATGAGTAGCAACAACAGTTGTATTTGTTTTTGAATGCCCATCATGAACCTTGAGTACATACTTATCATCTTGACCAGCAAAAGACTTTTTTATAGCTCTGTAATGATTACCAACTAATTCGCGAATATCCCTTTCAACTTTTCTGAACTCTTGAGTAATTAGCATTATGTCAAAACCGTAGTGACGGTGCATACTGTAAAACTCTTTCACCTCTTTATTACAATTACCAGCGCCCAATGCTAAATGGCATTCATCTATAAAAAAATAGACTCTATTGCCGTCCTCATTCTTCCAGTCCTGATACTGTAAATAATGTTCTTTCTTAGAAAATGGTCTTTCACCACCATAATTATGAAATTCACCATCAACTACTTCTATCAGTTCACGGCAATATTCACCGTAAACTGAACAGAAGTGATCGACATTTAAAGGTAAATTCGTTACAACTTTTCGTTTATGCTCAGTAACCGTAGGGATTATGTGCCTTACTACCGCTTCATAACTTTTGCCGCCGCCAGTTTTTCCTGAAATGCCGTGTATCATTTTTTAGCTCCCTAATCTAACAAATGGAATTAGCTGTAATAGCATTCTTATTGTTATAGCTATAATTATCATCCCCATGGCTTGAGATAATCCAAGGGCCGATGCGTAATAGGTGACCCCTGAAGGTAGTCCGTTTATATGACTTGCTACGTCTAAACCTGCAAAAAAACTATCTAGACCGTCTATTGCAAGTAACGAAATATCCATAAAACTTTCAAAAAAGAAAATGCCTATATCTTTCATTATGTCCTGAACAGTGAGAACCAAACTGTAAAGAAAAGTCTTTAATTCGTTCCATGTATTAGCAAACCAATCCAACATATTAACCTCCAAAAATTAAAGCACGACATAAGAAAGCCGCAGTGATTAAAATGAAAATCTTTAATATTGCTAAGAGTTGCGTACTAGGAGTAGGCAAATCAGCACAACCAAAATTCATACTTGAACCAAGGTTAAAACAAATTTGTGTGTTTGGTGGTTGGCCTCCAGAGTTAAACTTAAATTGGTCTAAAAACTTAAAAGTTTCTGTTTGTTCAAATTCAAGACTTTTTTCATTCCAAACACCTTCAAAACCTTCTTCATATTCTGACTCGTAAAAACTTTGTGATTTAGTAGGGTCAAAAGTAGATTCAACAGTAGTATCATTTTGTTTCTTTAATTCATCTAAAATTTCAGCTTGTAGGTCATTACTTTTTACAACTTCAGTCCTAACACGTTCCGTTGAAGTTTTAACGCCTTCAGTTGCAGTTTTTACGCCTTCAGTTGCAGTTTTTACGCCTTCAACTTCTTCTTTAACCTTAACGACTTCTTTTATTTGGTCTCTGATTACTTCCTCTGTTTTTAATGTTCCTTTATATGTATTTAATGTATTTTCTTTAACAGATGAAAGTAATTCATTTGAACCCTGAATCTCTTTAGCTATTCGGTCTAACCTTTCTCTATGGGATTCTTCTTCACGATTAATGCTATCGTTAATAATTTTTAAATTATCATTTACCTGATTTAAAGCATCTAAATCGTTATTTTTATCTGAATCATCACCCTCTTTAGGGTCTGAAGGTTCATCTGGGTCAGGAGTTTTATCCGGGTCATCAGGGTTTTCAGGTTCTTCAGGTTCTTCAGGTTCTTCAGGTTCTTCAGGTTCTTCAGGGTCTGGAACACATGCAACAGGCTCTGAAGAAGCAAAAGAAACTGGTAAATAATAGCCCCCATTTTCATCTGTTTTTATTTCACATTGGCGACCATCATCAGAAGGATAGCAAACTGAACCAGAAGAATTACCAACACCAAAAACATAAGGGTCAGAACTGGTAGGTTCTGGACAATCAGGGTCTATTTCATCCTTTAACTTTGCACAAAATTTAGTGTCTGAACCTTGAGGATAAGTAATCATATGTTCATGTAGTGGAGCATTTTCAGGAGGACAACTTGGTTCGCCTGCTATTGGAAGTAAATTAACTGTAATTGAGCTTTGTTGTTTATAAATACAACTGCCAGCACCGTCAGCAGTTTTCCAAAAAACAACTTGCTGAATAATAGAAGAGTCTTGTTGTTGTATATTGCCAAGCTCAAAACCACACTTTGAATAATCGCTTTTGTAGATTTCAGCAGCCCATGAGACGCAAGAACTTGCATCCTCAGCGATTTTAACGTTGTAAGATTTACTTTGATAAGAACATTGAGTTTTAGGGTCTGTTTCTGGTGAAAGCAAAGAATTCAAATCATAAATATCGTAAATTGAATCATCAGCAGAAACAAAAAAAGCGCTTATAAGCGCAATTATTAAAATTAAATATTTCACTGGCTGTTATCCCCAACCGAAATTTTTACAAACTATAAAACCAGCTATTGCCCCTATCAAACCGCAAATGGTGTAGATAAGGGCGACAATAAGGCCGCCCATAATTAGATCCTTTTTTACGCTTTTGAAACAGCGCGTTTTGCTAGTGAAATGCCTTTATAAGCAAGAGCTACACCAACGATTAAAACACCAGTAGCGCCAACGAAAGTTGCAACACCAGCCATATCTACAGCAGCAAAAATATCAGTCATTTTATTATTCCTAAAGTTTACTAATAACCATTCGAGCAACCTTAACTTTGTAAGATAGAAACCCGAAAAATATAATAAGGCCAAAGCCCCAAGTGAATGACTCCCCAATATCGAGAGCCGTTATTTGAATGCTTTTGATATATGCATCAGCATCAGAACTTGGAACAAGTACGTAACCGGTGCACTCTTCCAAAGTTTGTGTTGTTGGCAATATAGTGCCGTCGGCATTCAAATAAATACATTGCATGATTAACCGCCCAGCGATTCTTTAAAATGCTTTTTAACTTCATGGTCAACTGGAATAAGTTCAACCACTTCGTTATCAAAAGTTTGGTCGTTAAATGAAAATTTAAGGTCGTAAGCTTTATCAGAAACAAACGCTTGATTATCAATTAACACATGAGCATAAGCAGTATTTATTGCTATTGGCTCTTTACCGAAAGGTGTACTAGTAGTTTTACCAGCGGCCTTACGTTTATATTTTGGTGAATCAACATTATCCAAAGGATAAAGAACTTCGATAATTGCTCGCTCAACGTCTGGGTTCTTTGACTCAGGAAAGCTAGTAATTGAAATACCCGCGATAACAATAGCCATTTTAATGACTCCTTAATTGTTCAGTTAAAATATGTTTATAAATATTGGGAACGTCTAAAGACTTTCCAGTTACGTATTTGTCAGGAACTAACAAACCTAAAACAGTTTGCATATCCCCTTCAGTAATTTCTAAAATGTCAGCTAAAGCTTTTCCGCACATACGCCTAACCCATTTAACACGGCTTGCTAAATCAGTACCGGCTTTTGATACTTTTGCTGAACTGGATGTTTGAACACCATCGGTATTAATCATTTGCTGTGAAAAATCACAAATACCCGCAAAAGTAGAATCAGGGTCTAGCAAACAATCAATAGACCATTTTTTTAATTCGACCTCGTTGCGATACCAAACTAATGATTCATCATCTATGCCCTGCTCTAATTTTTTGTCATATATGCGCCAGTAAACAGGACTTGTACGTTTACCAACTGTAGTCATTTCAACATCAAACTTGCCATCAATAGTGAATGAATGGCGAGGTGACATAGTTGGGTTTGGACCGCCTTTTTTACGAGCAAATGCTTTTTGAAAGAAATTTAGTTCAGCGGCCTTACAGTTAAAAACGTTATCAAAACAATCGCGAGCAATATCAATGCGCGAAAGTGAGCTAATGCTTAAAACCTTAGATAGCCAGTGATGTAAAATAAATGGGGTGGTGTGTGACCATAAGTGTTTGCAACCTTCGCCAGAAATTTGAAAGTAAACCGTATCGCGCTGACCACCAATACCGACAAAACCAATTTGAGTGCCTTCACTTGTAACTAAGTTCATAGAATTATGATACCCGTGAAACCCTTTATCTCTTGGTACTGATAGCTCAAAACCTAAAACATAGCGGCTAAATACACGCAATGTATTGATATAAAAATCAGACATTCTTTCATTAATACGTTGCTTTTGAGTTTCTAAGCTTTTAAGAAGTTGTTCAGGTGTTAAACCCTCGGTGTTAAATTCTTCTTTAATATTTGGTACTACTGGGAAAAGCGTTTGAGTATCTACGGTAGAGCCAATAGAACCAGCGCGTTTACAATGGCGTAAATCAGCAAGAGGAAAACTAAAAGACAAATGGTCTATTATTGTTTGATTTGATTCATGCTTTTTAAAACGCTTAATGCGATTGTCAATAAGGTTTTGAGCAGTGTCTGAATATTTGTAATGCATCAAATCACCCCATCAGCTACTAACTGGCGATAATTTGAATCAGTAATTTCTACTGTTCTGCAATCATGCTCATGTGAAACCCAAGCGCGGAATTGAAACATATTATCAAAATAATCATACACGCGAGCACCATTCAAATCGTAAGTGACTTGAACCCCCGCTTGCTTGTTATTTTCGAAATATATTTTCATTTCTAAGTTTCTAAGAATTTATTTAATGAGCGTAGATTAGTTTCTTAGAATCTAATTGTCAACATTTATAAGTTTATCAGTTTATAATTAATGATAACTTTAGAAACAGGAACGTGTAATGCCTACAAAACATATAGACGACGTAACATGGCGAAAAGTGGAAAAGGAACATGTAAAAGCAGTGGTTGCGACTCAAAAGTCTTTGAAGGATACGGAAATTCTAAGAATACTAATTAACAAAGGTTTAGAATCAATAAGCGAAAGTGACTATCTAAAATTAGCTAAAAAGAAATAG